TTTGGAGGCTTCGCCCAGAATCGAACTGGGATACAAAGATTTGCAATCTTCTGCGTAACCATTCCGCCACGAAGCCCTCACTTATTTAAACTCACACAAATTATTACATTATGAACGAAACTGAAAGCGAATTTTTATATCACGAGCCTTGTGACAACTGTTCTTCGTCTGACGCTAACGCCGTCTATTCAGACGGACATACACATTGTTTCTCATGTCAACACACCACAAAAGGAAAATCAACAATTATGAATGCCGAATTACAACCAATCAAAAGAGAAGAGGTTACTAACTTTGTTAAAGGTGAACACTTACCTCTTAATAAAAGAGGAATTAATTTAGATACAGTAAAAAAATATAACTACCAAGTAGGTTCATGGTTTGCACGTCCATGTCATATTGCTAATTATTATAATGATAGCAAAGAAATCGTAGCACAAAAATTTAGATACCCTAATAAAGATTTTCAATGGGTAGGTAATCCAAAAGAAGCAGGTTTGTTTGGACAAGAAACTTGTAGAGGAAAAGGAAAATATATTACTGTCTGTGAAGGAGAACTTGATTGTCTTTCATTTAGTCAGGTCAACGATAACAAATTTGATTTTGTCTCCATTAAAACTGGTGCGGCAGGTGCAAAAAAAGATATTCAAAATTCTCTAGAATTCTTGGAGGGTTACGAGAATGTAATCTTATGCTTCGACCAAGACGAAGCAGGGCAGAAAGCGGCAAACGAAGTTGCAAAACTTTTTACGCCTAACAAAGCCAAGATTGCTTCTCTACCACTTAAAGACGCTAACGAAATGTTGTTAGCAGGTAGAACAGAAGAACTTAAATCAGCTATGTGGAATGCAAAACCATATAGACCAGATGGTATTGTATTAGGTTCTGAAATTTTTGAAGAAATATTAAAAGAAGATAAACACGTTACAGCACAGTACCCTTTTAAAAGTCTTAACGATAAGACACATGGTTTAAGAAAAGGTGAGCTTACAACTATTACAGCAGGTAGTGGAGTAGGTAAAAGTTCTTTCTGTCGTCATGTAGCATTAGATTTATTAAGACAAGATTTTAAAGTTGGTTACATAGCTTTAGAAGAAAGTATTAAACGTAGTGCATTAGGTATCATGGGTGTTGCCCTTCAAAAACCTCTGCATTTAACAAGAGAAGGTATAAATGAAACACAACTTGAAGAAACTTTTAAATCAACTGTTGGTAATGGGAATTTTTATTTATTTAATCACTTTGGCTGTACAGCCGCAGATAACTTACTTACTAAAATAAGATATTTAGCAAAATCATGTGAAGTAGACTTTGTAGTATTAGACCATTTACACATGGCTTTATCTGCATTGGGTGATGAACATACTAATGATGAAAGAAAATTAATTGATTATTTTGTAAGCACATTAAGAACACTTGTAGAAGAAACAGGCATAGGTGTCATACTTATTAGCCATCTAAGAAGGTCAGAAGGTGATAAGGGCTATGAAGACGGTAAAGAAGTTACCATGAATGCTCTTAGAGGCTCAGCTTCAATAGGTCAATTATCAGATTTAATTATTTCCATATCAAGAGACATTAAGTCAGATAAAAAAATAGCTAATCTAGCAATTCTTAAAAATAGATATTCTGGTGAGACAGGCAAAGCATGTTCTCTATTATATAATTTAGAAACAGGTTGTCTTTCTGAAACTACATCAGAGGTTTTAGATGACTATTAAAAAAGTATCTGCAAAGAAAAAAAGAGACGCTTTATTTTGGTCAGGGTTAGTTACTGAAGCATTAGCAAAAGCTAAATCAACAAACAAGAAACAAACAATAACAGTAGGAAGTTTAAAAACAGCATTCATGTTGCAAGATAGTCTAACAAACCTAGCTTTAGGTGGGCAAGACGAGGCTTGGTATGTGGAAGTTAAATTAGAAACATTACATTAATTATGAAATTACCAACAATAAATAAAAAGATATTAAACGCACAATTCGTTTCTTTATATTGGAAAGATATAAATGGTTCGGCTGAATGGGTTTCTTTAAAGGACGCAGTTAATAGTAAAGTAACTATTTGTATTTCAAATGGTTGGTTACTTAAAGCTGACAAAGATGTCCATGTATTAGCTTCAGATGTAAATTTTAATGATGATGGTACATTGGGTGACGTAGGTAACGTAACTACTATGCCTACTGTCAATGTATTAAAAATTAAGAAGGTAAAACTTTGAGTTCTTTTATCTTTGATATAGAAACCAATGGCTTCCTTAATGTATGTGACAAAGTACATTGCATTGTTTTAAAGAATATCGACACAGGTGAAATACTTACACCTAGTAACGAAGACGCTATTAAACTTTTAGAAGACGCAGAGTTAATCATAGGTCATAACATTATTAAGTTTGATATTCCTGTATTAGAGAAATTATATTCCGCTACATTTAGGGGTAAAATTTTCGACACATTAGTGGGTACAAGATTAGTATATAGTGACATTAAAGATAATGATTTTTCAAGAAAAGATTTTCCAAAAGATTGCATAGGTAAGCACTCATTAAAAGCATGGGGTAATAGAATAGGTGAGTACAAAGAACAGATAGATACCGATTGGCAGACATTTACACCTGAAATGCTTGAGTATTGTATTCAAGATACAGAAGTTACTTACAAATTATACAAAGTCTTAGAAGAAAAAGGTTACTCCCAAGAAGCTATGGATTTAGAACATGATGTAGCTTCTTTAATATTTAAACAAGAGCAATATGGTTTTACTTTTAATAAAGAGAAAGCCCAAGAGTTATATACAAAGTTAAACACTAGAAGATTAGAGCTAGAAGAACAATTACAAAAAATCTTTTTACCTATTACTGAGCACAGAGTGTCAGAAAAAACAGGTAAACAATTAAAAGATAGAGTAACTGTATTTAATCCTAGTTCACGTCATCACATAGCACAAAGATTAAAAGACAAGTATGGTTGGGAAGCTAAAGAATTTACTAATGATGGTAAACCAAAACTAGATGATACTGTATTAAGTAAATTAGAATATCCTGAAGCAAAAGTATTGTGTGAACATTTTTTATTAGATAAAAGAATTGCACAATTAGCTACAGGTACACAAGCATGGTTAAAACATGAGAAGAATAATAAAATACATGGCACTTGCAATACTAATTCTACGGTAACTGCTAGAGCGAGTCACTCGTTTCCAAACCTAGCACAAATTCCAAGTGTGTCTGTACCTTTTGGTAAAGAATGTAGAAGTTTATTTACTGTACCTACTGGTAAAAAATTAGTTGGTATAGATATATCAGGATTAGAAGTTAGAATGTTAGCTCACTTTATGTCTAAGTATGACAATGGAGATTACTCTAAAGTTGTATTAGAAGGTGACATACATACAGAGACACAGAATCTTGCAGGTTTAGACTCAAGAGATTTAGCAAAAAGATTTTACTATTGCTTTTTATATGGTGGTGGTGTCAAACGAATAGCTGAAGTAACTGGTAAAAAAGTTGGTGAAGCATCTAAGATTAAAAAAAGATTCTTAAATAATTTACCTGCTCTTAGTAAACTTATAGAGCAAGTACAATTAGCATCAGAGCGTGGTCACTTACTTGGTCTTGATAAAAGACAAATAAAAGTAAGGTCAGCCCATGCCGCACTCAATACACTTTTACAGAGCTCAGGAGCTTTAGTGTGTAAACAGTGGTTAGTTGAGTTTGATAAATTAGTTAAGGATATTCCTGAAACTCAGCAGGTTGTCTGGGTGCATGACGAAATACAAGTTGAGTGTCTTGAAAAAGATGCAGAGACTATTGGTAAGTTAGCCGTTGAAGCAATACAAAAAACAGGTGAACACTTCCAATTAAGATTACCATTAACAGGCGAATATAAAATAGGAGATGATTGGAGTGGAACACATTAATGAAAAATAATAAATTTGATATAGATTTAAAGTACGGTCAAGATAGAGAAAACAGAATAGAAAAAATACTTAAAGAAGGTAAACTAGAAGTTAAGACTGAGAGAGACTGGTGGTTTAAGAGTGGTAACATTGCAATAGAAATAGAATGTAATGGTAAACCTTCAGGAGTTATGGCAACTAAGTCTGACTACTGGGTTCATATATTAGCTGATGGAGACAATGATTATTGTAGACTGATATTTGATACACGTACTGTTAAAAAACTTGCTAGAAAATATATTAGTAAAATTAAAAATGTTGGTGATGGGTTTAGAAGTAAATGTGTAATGATACCTTTAGCTGAAATATTCTTAGCAAAAAATTTAGATGCAAATAAAACAAAAGGAAATAGTAAATGAGTGATAAATACAAAAAGAAAAGAGTGTTACTAATTGATGGTGACATATTGTTATACAAGATTGCTCTTAACAATGAAATAGATACACACTGGGGTGATGGTCTATGGACATTACATTGTGATGAGAAAGTATGTAAAGCAGATGTAGATGCAGTGATAGA